CTAGTCCATCACCCAGGGACCGACGGTCTCGACGAGCCCGAAGGTCACGCTCCATCCTCGAAGTGTTGGGGTCACCACAACGGCGCCAGCGGCGCCGTTGACCTTGGCCGTCCAGATCCCTATCCCCATTCTGTCGAGGGCAGGCAGATCGTGCAGCAACGCGGCCAGTGCGTCGGCGGCCGCGTCGATGTCGGCTCGCTCTATCACCCCGGATATCTGGCGAATTGGGCTCAGGGGTTGCGTCGTTCCGACCCTATGCGCCTTCGTCCCGAACGGACTGCGGAACGCGTCAACATCGTACTCTGCGACGGCGTCACTTAACCTCGCTCTAGCTAGGGTGTGGACTCCTGAGGGGCCTCTCAACGCGATGGTTCCTAGGGGCGAGGGGAGCGGCAGCACCGGCTCCTCGGGCGTGGGAGGTAGCTGAAGCGCCCCATGCTGCGTAACAATCTCGAGGTCGCCGTTGATCACGCGGGATTTGAGGCCGCCGACAATGTCTTGGAACATCGCCAGGTTGGTGGAGTAGTTGTCGACGGCATCCCGCACGTTGTGGAAAAGGAGGATCTGCCATTCCTTCGCGCTTATGGCGGTGTCTACCCACCCCAGCACGTCCGCGGCCGTGTGGGCGATGCTGTTGATGCTGGGGCCGCGCTTCATGTCGTACAGATCGGCGGGTGGCCACGCCTGGTAATAGGGCGGACTCCCCATGTAGCCGGTGCTGACGCTCTCGTAGCCGGCATTTTGCGCCAACACCGCAAGAGCGGAGTTCCAACCGTTGGCGGGTGGAGCGAAGCTCCTGATATTCAAGCCCCACGATTCCAGGATGCTCTTGCTGTCCTCCAGCTCGTCAATCTGCCGCGCTTCGTTCACCGTGGTGAGGGTCACGTGCGTGACGGAGTGACTTCCAATTTCCCATCCGGCCGACTGTAGCGCTTGAAGTTGGGCGGTGGACATATGGCCGCTGGTGTTCGCCCAATCCGTGACGATGAATGACGTTCCCACGAAGCCGGCGGAGTCCATGATGGGCTTCGCGTTGGTGAATATGTCTAGGAATCCGTCATCAAAGCGTAACGTTACGCGCGCCTTTTCGGGGAGACTCATTTCCAGAGACCAATAGCGTGGGCAAAGACGCTGACGCTGTCGGAGACGGTGAAGTTGGGAGCACCAGTTACGCGGTAGACTCGCAGGTCGCCCGTTGCCCCGTCCACCGTGATGGCCCTAGTGGTGCCTAGGTTTTGAATAATCGCGCCGCTTGATACGTTCCGCACGGAACAGGTGAGGATCACTCCAGTTAGGAACGGCTGCGGGTAGGTCCAGATTGCGCGGAACATGTCCGCGTCAAAGAAGGGCAGCGCGACGTGGGCAGCGCAAATCTGCAGACCACTCGCGAATCGGTACCAATAACCACCGCCTGTCAATCCAGATTCGCCTTCGTCTGCGTCGGTGATGATGTTGCCGTTCGTGTCGAGGCGCCACTTCACGTTGCCTGTGTTCAACCATTCGGGCATTCAGATCACCTCCAATGTGACCGGCAAGTCGTTGAGTGATAGCGCCTGGCCACTCACCGTTACCGCTTCTCCGGTGCCACGGTTCCCTACCAATCGCCGGGGCAGGAACACCAGCTCGACTTCCCACCATGTTCCGCGCAGGCGCCGCCTCACGCTCCGAAGCCCCAAAACGTAGGTGGTGTGCGGTCCCCCTGGACTCAGGTGGTGAAGCGCAGTCGCACCTCGAGCTGCTGAGATCAGTTCCTCGAGCGCCAGGAGGGCCGCGTCACCGGGACTGCTGCTCGAGGCATGGGACACCCGACAACGTAGCGTGAGTGCCGCAGGATTCCACCCCCCATCTCCGATGACGACCGTCACTCCCGCAGGCGTGACCTGCGCGGTGCGGGCGATCCCACTGTCGGTTCGGTTCATGGTGACAGCGATGGTGAGTTGGCCAAGGCGGTGTTCGATGGAGATCATCTCAATTGCCTCTCGGCGTTCCTAACAGCGGCTTGGTGTCGGTTCTCGCGGCGCGAGTATTGCCACGCCGTCTACTGACGTGCTCACAGCTGGCCTCGCTTGCCGGCGAGGACGGCTCGTGTGATGTTGCTGTCGAGGAGGGCGCGGGCGCTCACCTCGGTGGCCGAGAGGGCTTGCCCGAGGTAGAGGGTGGTCGTGAGGCCGCGCTGCGTGTCGATTGCGTACTCGATGCGCTCGGCGTTTGCCTTGACGACCTGGCTGTCTGAGAGCGTGATCGCCCATTTGTACGCGGGGGGTAGAAGCTTGTTCGGGACCGTGACCACGGCCGCGGTGGACGTGTCGGGGGGCGGGGTGAAGTAACTGGAGGCGAGGCGCTCTAGGACCTCGTCATCTACCTCGAGGGGCGTGACTTCGTAGATGCGGATCGCGTCGGCGGGCGCGTCGGCGGCCTCGAGCGGGAGCTGGATGTTGATCAGGACATTGCTGCTGTTCGGCGGATCGCCGACATCTGGCGCGACGAGCAGGACATCTTGCTGCTCGCCGCTGGTGTTGCCCAGGGTCTCGGTAATGCGCCCGGCGTCCCGCTCCAGTCTGACCGCCACGGGGACAACAGAGCTGTAGCGGATGCGGCAAGCGACGGTGCTGGCAGAAGCTCGCCGGGCCAGGCCGACTGGCCAGCCAGCGGGGTTGTAGGCGTAAGTAAGGACGTTGTCGTCCCAGGCGTTGTTCGTGTCCGTGAAACCGGCGAGTATAGCTGCACCATCCCAGGTGCCGGCCTTGAGGCCGTTGCCTTCTGCCCCGACGCGGAGTTGGGCCCCGTAGGGGCTGCCGGCGCGTGTGAAGCGACGCGTAATGGGCGGCATGAGTTCGCTGCTGTAAATGGGCTGGAGCTTGTGCACGGGCGTCATAACGACGCCGGTGCGCTGCTCGATCACGATGATCGTGACGTCGTCAACGATGCGCTCGCTCGAGAGCGCCTGCCAGTCGATGGTGAGGGCATCTGCGATCTCGTCAAGCGTGCTGACGTCGGGCTTGGGTCGCCGGAAGTAGATGGCGCCGCGGGTGGGGCCCGTAGCAACGCGGACACCCCACATCGCCGGCGGCACCTCGTCACCCGGCTGGTAGGTGACGCCGTCATAGACATAGGTGGTGCTCGGCAGCACGGTGAAGCCTGGAACGGCGGCCGACATGGCGCTCAGGGCTTCCGCGACGGTCTCAAGCTGCGGGTAGCGCACCCCGAGCTGGAAGGTGGTGTCGGGAAAGTCGGTGCTGTTCGCGGCGGCCACCGCGAGGAACGGGATGGCGGACGTGGCGGCGTTGTTGGCGGCGTCTCGTGCCATGCGCGCGACGTCGACCTCGTCGATCTGGAAGGGGCGGACGAGGACTTCTGTCAGACGCTTGCTGCCGCCTACGAGGTGGGTGCTGGTGACGTCGGTGTGGCGTCGGTTGGGGGTTTCCACTACCCAGCCGATGTAACGCGGGCTGAGGGTGTCTCCGCCGCCGGCGATGACGGTGCGAATGACGACGATCTCGCGCGGGCGGATATCCAGCGCGACGCCGCGGATTTCGGCTTCCATGCAGTCGCCGTCGCCGCGCAGCGACCACATGAAGTCGGCGACGGGGTCGTTGGGTGTCAGGGTGCGGCGGAGGACGCCGGCCGGCGTGTAGACGTCTATGGCCCACGGGTCGGGCATGGTTCCTCCTCAACGCAGGTAAGCGGTGCGGCTCTGCGGCGCCGGGTTGGCGAGTTGCTCGACGCGCACCCTGATGCCTTCCTCGACGAGGCGTCCAACGTAGTCGCCGAAGTGGGCGGCGGATTCGGCGAGGCCGGTTGCCGCGGTCTGTAGCGTGTTCGCGGCCGTCAGCTGCAGCTGGGCGGCTTCGATGAGCGGCGTCGCGACCGCGAGCTGGATGCCAGGCCCGACCCTGCCGAACTCCGGCTCCCTTTGGGTCGGGGGAACGCTGCTATGAACCGGCGCCTCGGCGGGGGGTGGCTCCTCGTCGGACTTCCGTTCGATGTGAACGCCCAACCATCCGAAGAGGAAGTTCCAGACGGCGATGAGGCCGTCGACGATCCAGCCGAGCACCATTCCGAACACCTTGAGGGCCGGCGCGATGATGCTGGCAAGGATATCTCCGAGAGGCGCCAGCGCCTCGTTGATCATCTCGAACGCCTCGATCATCGGCTCGCTGCTGAACAGGAGCTCGCTGAAGAACCCGATGATCGCACCGATGGGGCCGGCCTGCACGAAGCCGTCCAAGGCCGCGCCGAAGGCGGGCACCGCCTCGCTGGCGGCGGCGAGGAGCTGCGTGCCGAAGTTGGCGAGCGGCCCGTTCTCGGTGCTCATCGTCGTGAGGCCGTCAACGACGGCCTGCCTGGCCTCGAGTTCCTTCCGGAGGATGGCGTCGAGCTGCTCCTGCGGGAGCGCAGAGCGGTCGGGGCGCACCTCCGCCCCGGGCGTGATCCCGAGGCCGCGGGCCTCCGGCAGAACGGCGAACACGCCGGGTTCAGGGATGGCGACGGGCCGCGGCACGCCGGCGAACGGCGACGGCACGGGGATCTCGCGGCGGAAGGCCGCGCTGCGCGGGTCGTTGATCACGCGGTCGTGATAGGCGAGGGTGCCGGCGGCATCGAATCGCGCGGCTTGCGCTTCACGGATGACGTACTGGTCGACGCGGCCGCTGCGGTTGGCTTCGCGCTCGGCGCGGCCGAACAGCCCCTCCAGATCCGCCAGGAAACGGCCGGGGGCGCTGCGCGGCCCGAACAACGCGTCGCTCATGCGCACGATGGCGGGCATGAACGCGCTCGGGTCGGCCGGCGCCCGCCTCCCCTCGATGCCGATGGGGGCCGGAATGAACGGGCTCCCGCTGCCGAGCTTGGCGGGGCCAGTCTCTGGCAGGCGCAGCGAGACGCCGGAGGCGACGTGCCGCTGCAGGGCGGCTTGCGCCAGCATGTCCTGCACCGTCGACCAGGCGGTGGTGAGGCGCGACGTGAACTCGGGCCAAGCCTCGTTGAAGCCTTTGGCGATGGAGGCCACGATCGCCTTGCCGGCCGCCACGAGCGGGCTGTCGGGCTGGTCGACGCCGAGCGCGTCGCGCAGGGTCACTGCGGCGGCTGCGCCGATGGTTTCGAGTGCGTCCTGCCAAGTGGCGGCGGCCTTGGCGGCCTCGTCGGCGCTGGCAGTGATTGACGCGGCCAGCTGGTCGCTGGCGTCGGCGACGTCGAGCAGCGCCGGGGTGGCGTCGTTCGTGAGGAGGGTGCTCCAGTCGATGATCTTCTTGGCGCCGTCCGAGACGCTGCCTGCCACCCGCGTGACCACCTGGTTGGTGGTGTCGTCGACGTGGCCGCTGAAGCCCGCGAGGATCTTCTCCCACCCGCCGGTGACGTAGGCGTTGGCGCGGTCGAAGCCGTCGAGGATCGCGTCGGAGAACCCGTCGAACGAGGTGGACCAGGCGGTGGTCAGGTCCGCGCCGAGGCTGAACCCGCCGATGTTGCGCAAGGAGTCCCAAGCGGCAGTGATCTTGCTGCCGTCGAAGGTGGCCAGCGCGGCGAGCAGGTCGGTGACGGCCGTCGCTTGCCGTCCGAGTTGGCGGATCACGTTGCCGACGGCTTCGGCCGCCAACCTGAAGAAGTCGGCCCAGTCGCGGAAGCTCTTGCTCGAGGCGAGGATGAGGTTGGCGATGGAGATGGTGACGCCTTTGAAGACGTCGGCCAGGCCGATCAGCACCGACCCGACTCGTGCCAAGGCGCCGCCAGGATCCGACAGCTTCCCGAAGTCCACGCCGAGCTGCTGCGCAACGTCGACCACCAAGGCGCCCGCCAAGGCCAGCGCCGCTAGGCGGGTGACGAGCGGCAACACCGCGCGCACCAGGTTGATGATGGCCGGTAACGCCATGCCGACCAGGGCGCCGGCGAAGGTGATGATGCCTTCGCGGCCGTCGAGCCACAGCTGCTTCAAGTCGATGTCGGCCACGCGCTCGCGCAGCGTGTCGAGCCAGCCCACCAGCGTCTCCAGCAGGCCGGTGAGGTCGAGGGCCTCCGAGATCTTCGTGCCGAGGTCGGTGGCGATCAGTAGGCCCGTGTCCTTGACGGTGCTCCACAATCCCAGGAGGGTGCGCGACTGCTTCTGCATGGCGCCGCCGAAACGCTCGCCGAGGCCCTCCAGGATGGCCGTGATGGCCGTGCTCGAGGAGATGCCCAGCGTGCCGATGTCAGCTACCTGCTCGCCCGTCAGCTCGAGCTTCTCCTTGAGGATGTCGAAGACGGGGATGCCGCGCTCGGCGAGCTGCAGCAGCTCTTGCGTGACGACCTTGCCTTTGGTCTGCATCTGACCCAAGGCCCGCACGACGCCTTCGAGGGTGTCCGTGCCGCCCCCCAGGGCGCTGGTGGCGTCCCCGAGCGTCTCCACGATGGGGATGACGGCCTCCGCTTGGAAGCCGAACGCCAGCAGCAGCCGGCTGCTGCTCTGCAGGCCGGGGAAGTCGAACGGCGTCGCGGCCGCGAAGTCGGCCAGGTCCCGCAGGAACGCGTCTGCGGCCTCGGCGGAGCCGAGCATCGTCTCGAACGCGATCTTCGACTGTTCGAGTTGTCCCGCCAGCGTAACGAACTTCAGGCCGGTGGCGATCGCGGCGCCGCCCGCGGCGGTGATTGCTCCCAGCGCCACGGCGCTGACCTTGCTCATGGCCTCCCATTCGCGGCGGTTGGCGGCCGCGGTGCGGCTCACCTGGCGTTGCAGGCCCTGCAGGGCCTGGCTGGCCTCGTCGCGGACGCGGATCAGGATCTCAACGGCGTTCAGCGCCACGACCGGCCTCCTTGCGACGAGTGGGGCGCGGCCTCAGCCGCGCCCGTGCTTCAAGCGTTGCTTCTCGAGCTCGATGGCTTGCGCCTCCTGGTCGGCGCGGAACACCTCGAGGTCGAAGGCGACGTCAACCAGTGGTCGGGCCAGGAACTCCGTCGGGGTCAGGTGGTAGTAGGCCGCTGCCCGGCTCACCGCCAGGGCTTCCGGGCTCCTCAGGAAACGTCTCGAGGCCGGCCGCTCCTCCCATGCGCGGCAGGTCAACGGTTCCGAAGGCCAGGATGGCGTCGTGGACTGTCGCGAGGCTGCCGCCGAGCAGGTTCGGGTTGGGTTCGCCGCCGTGCACGTCGAGCGTGAGCGGTTCCCATTCCGGCTCGGCGTCGCCGGTGACGATGCCGATGGCCGTCACGCCGAGCGCCACGACGGCCGTCTGCGACGCCAACTGCTGCTGGTTGGCGGCCTGGTTCAAGTCGGGGTTGTCCAGGAACTTGTCCTGCATGCGCTTGGCGAAGTCCTGGTTGGACTCGCCGTCCTGGCGTTCACGGGAGAGGCTGAACAGCAGCGGCACGGTGCTGATGGCGGCCGCCACCTCGGCGGCGCGGACCTTGCGGATGCGCACCAGCATGCGCTGCTCGGGCGTGAGCTCGCCGAGGTGACGCAGCTCGCCGGTGAGTTCTGGCAGTTCGACGACGCGGGTGGCCGCCTGACGGAGTTTAGAGACGATGGTCAAGGTGGTCCTCCTCGGGATCCGGTCAGTAGGTGGGTTGGGAGTTCTTGAGGGTGACGAGCAGGCCGTGACCGGCGACGCTGTCGTGCTCAGCCTGCCCGGAGACGGTGGCGGTGAGGCGCCCGGCGGCGCTGATGGGGGCGCTGAACGCCGAGAGGTTCAGGCGCGGGATCGACAGCTCGAGGCTGTTGCCGACGTCGAGCGTCCACGTGAACTTCCACGGCCGCGTGGTGTTGGCCTTGAAGTCGGCGTAGTCGCTGAGCGTCTGGAACGACATGGTCATGTCGATCTTGATGCTCGAATCGCCGAAGTCGGTGCCGCTGATCTCGTCGCTGGCGTTGAGAAGCTCCTCGGTTTCGAGGTTGTTCTCGATCGCCACGGTGAGCGACTCGAGGGTCGGGAAGGAGACGGCGTTGCGCAGCACCGCGAGGTGCTGGAAGCGGAACCGCTGCGCCGTCTCGGCGACGATCACCGTGTCCGATTCGTCCGCGACGCCCTTGGCGATCCAGTCCGTGTCGAGCGACAGCGCGTCGTCCTTAGGCTGGTTGAGGGTCAGGCGGTTGAGTTGGCAGCCCGAGTAGCGGTGGATGAAGCCCGTGTCGCGCTTCACCGTGACGCTGTAGGGCGGCAGGGCGGCGGTGGCCGAGAACTTGGTGGCCGCCGGTTTGAACTCGTGAGTGTACGGGGCGCTGGCGCCCGTCGTGGTCGGGGCGCCCAGGGCGGCTCGCAGCAGGTGCCCGAGGCCGACTGGGCGGGCGTGCACGCCGCTGATGGCGCCCGTGATGCGCACGCGGCCGGCGTCAGCCGGTTGCAGCGCGCGCGACCCGAACGTGATGGGTTCTCGCAGGCGACCGCGGTCCTCCGTGATCGATTCCGTGCCGTTATAGAACTGCGTGGGCGGCACGGCGGTGCCCCACGTGGTTTCCTTGCCGATGCCGATGCTGCCGCCTCTGCCGCTGGCCATCAGTCACGACCTTTCCGCGGCCGCGGCTGCGGCTCGCTCTCCGCCACCGGTTCGGTGGGCTGCTCGAGGCGCTCGAACGCGCCGGTGGTGATCAGGTGCTCGGCCTCGGCGTGCGACACCTCGATCACCTGACCCGGCTCGAGGGTCGGCGCGAACGCGCCGCCTTGCTTGGGGACGTAACGAACCTTGGCCATCGCGGGCCTCCTCACACGTTGTCTTCCAGGTCGCCGATCGCCACCGTCACCGAGGCAGTGCGGTAGAACCGGCCGTTGCGTTTCACCAGGTCGAAGTCGATGCCGATGGGGCGCACGTCCTCGACCAGGCCGCCTAGCGTGCGGTCGAACGACCCGGTGTTCAGCGCGTCCACCAGCCCTTCGGCGATGGGCACGAGCTCGCGCTCGTCTGCCTCCAGGTTCTGCGTCAACGCCACGTAGACGGCGAGCACGACGCGGCCGCTCATGAGCTGGTCGAGGCTGCCGGCTGCGAACGTCTGCAGCCGCACGTCGGACGCGATCACCTCGACCGCCGGCGTTGACGGCCACGCCTGGTTGATGCCCAGCGCCGCCACCTTAACGTTCGGCACGCCCGCCGCCGCGTCCTTGAGCGCGTCGAGCACACCCAGCAGGTTCATGCCTCACCCCCCTCCAGGAACTCCTCGACGGCGTTGATGAGGTCCTCGCGCCACTCGTCGGGTAGTGGCTGCCCGCGTTGCGGCAGGAAGCGGCGCGGCGGGATGATGCCGCGAGACGGGTGGTCAGGGTCGCCCTGGTGGAACACCCCATGGGCTTGGGCGGTGCCGATGGCGACGGTGTTGTCGCCGACGAGCTGCCAACTCAGGCTGCGCATCAGCGTCGCGGTGCGCAGCAGTGGCTTCTGACCGTAATCGCGGCGGCGCTTCCGGCCCGCCGCACTGCCGACCCAGGCGTCGAGGGTGCTTTCCTGCAGCGCCGGCCACTTGGTGCCATCGGGTGCCGTGCTGTCTTTGAAGGCGTCTTGGGCGAGGCCGGTGCCGGCTTCGCCCATGTTCTTGAGGGCGCCTTTGAGTTGGTCGGGTTGCAGGCGCCGCAGGAGTCGCCGCACGTCCGGCAGGTCCGACTTGATGGTGAAGGAGCTGGCCATCACCACTCCCGCGGCGGTTCGGTGGCGATCAGCGGCGCCGCGCTCGTGTCGTCGGCGGGGTCGCCGGCGACGATGGGCGTGATGCTGCCCTCGGCGACGCCGCGCAGCCACTCGAGGGCGGCCTTGTAGCGCAGGTAGATGGCGCTCTGCGCCGCTGGTTCCGGCAGCAGCCCGAGCTTGGACGCCAGGTGGTACGTGGCGATGGCGCCGACCGCGGCTTGAAGGTCGTCGCCGACGCTGGTCAACGGCAGGGTGTAACCGGCCCGCCGCAGGTAACCGTCGGCCTGCGCGGACGCCGCGTCGATCCAAGCGGCACGATCAGTGACCGTTGACTGCGCGGCCACGTCCCCCGGCAGGTGGTTGTCCACCAGCTGCTTGTCGGTCAGGTACGCCGCCACTGGGGCCTCCTCAGGTGGTCGGGTCGGATGCGAGCGCCGCGATCAGTTCCGCCTTGAGGCGGGCGGCGCCGAGGTCGACGCCGCGCTCGGCCGCCAACGCCCTGAGCTCGGCGACCGTGAGGTCCTCGAGCTGCCGCGGCTCGCCACCGGCCGCCGACTCTCCGCGGTGTGATTGCGAGACGAACTCCACCAGGCCGACTCGCACCCACTGCTTGGCGGTGGCGGCGTCGATCGGCATGATGGTCCCGACTGCGCGGCGGCGACCGGCCGGGTGGGGGTAGCGCTTCGCGCGAAGGAAGCGCACGACGCGGGTGCTCATCGGTAGATGAACTCGATGTGGGCGTTGCCGACGAGCCCGGCGGTGGTGGCGGATGCGGTGGCCACGATGTACTCGCCCTTGGGCCACAGCACGGCGGCCTTGCCGTTGACGCCGCCGTTCTTGACGTTGTCGAACACGCCGGCGGCGGCGACGCTCTGACCGTCGATCAGGCTGTCGCTGCTGACGTCACCGCCGTCGTCGACGCCGATGTCGAGCGTGGCGGCGCCGGCCGAGGCCGTGGCGACGTCGAGCACGAAGCGCGTGATGATGACGTCCGCGCCGAAGTCGTTGCGGGCCTTCAGGACGCCGCCCACGGCGGCGGTGGTCGCTGCGGTCAGGGCCAACTTGTAAGCACCAGTCTGCTGTAACACGCTCTTCCTCCAAAGGGAACCCACCCCTCGTTGTCAGGGGTGGGTCGGGAGACTCAGGGACGTCGCGGCTGTGGTTACGGGACCAGGACCGCGAAGGGGTAGCGGCTGGCCTCTTCAGGGTTGGCCAGGTTGATCGGGTTGGGCAGCTGCCAGGCGGCGCGGAACGTGACGCGCAGGGCGCTCATGTCCTGCTGGCCGAGGTTGAAGACGATGTTGCCGGCGGCGTCCTGGATGACGCCCTCGGTGAGCAGCGTGTAGGAGATGTCCTTGCGGAGCGCCCACACGAGCTTGGACCAGTCGCCGCTGATCGACAGGATCTTGGCGGTGTCGAAGACGTCGTTCTTCGGCAAGACGATGGGGTCGCCCTCGAGGTCCCACACGGTGGCGGACTGAATGTCGCGCCGGTCGGGGCTGCGCTGGAAGAGCGGCACGCCGGCCGCCACCATGTTGGCGCCGTCGTAGACCTTGCTGCGCAGGCCGCGCAGCTTCGACTTCATCACCAGCGCGGCCACGTGGCCGGTGACGCCGAAGCCGTCCTCCTCGACGAGGCTCATGACCCCGTTCTCGCCCAGCAGGATGTCGAAGAGGTCCTGCCCCGCGCCGATCTTGGCGCTGAGGTCGACGGTGTGGCTCGCCGCCGTGGCGCCGGTGAGGAGGTCGTCGGGGAACGATGCCGGCGCGTCCTCACCGAAGAAGACGGTGCGGTCGAACTGGCGGCCGATCGCCGCCGAGATGAGCGGGCGCAGCTGACCCCAGATGTCCCACGAGGCGTCATCGATGACGTCGTTGGGCACCGGGATCACGGTCGCGAGCTTCTCGGCCTCGAGGTACTTGTTCTTCCACGCGGCGGCGCTGGCGGAGATCAAGCCGCCGTCGCCGTCCACCCACTTGGTCATGGGCAGCGCCGACAGGACGGGGATGCGGTGGACCTTCGTCGACATGTCGGGGGCGCGGGTCCCCAGCGACATGACGGCCGAGTAGTCCTGGATGTCCTGCAGGATCTCGGCTGCGAGCGTTTCGGGGATCAGTGCCCCAGCGGCGGTGCGATCGATCACGTCCATGTTGTGACTCCTTCGGAGAGGGGTTGGTCGTTGCGGGCGGGGACGAAGCGCCGCGCCAGGCGGCGGGAGGGGTTAGTCGTTGCGGGCGGGCGCGAAGCGCCCAGCCAGGCGGCGGATGGTGGAGTTCAGGCCCTCGGCGGGCGTCTCTGCGTCCGGCTCGGATCCCGCGCCGTCAGCCACCTCACCGACCGGCACGACCCGGGGGGCGGACGCCAGGAACGACCGCAGCACCTCGAGCTCGACGGTGCGAGCCCAACCACCCGCGGCGCACTGCGCCGGGGTCAGGCGCCCGTCACGGCGGGCGTCAGCGAGCACCTGCTCGCGTTCCGCCGCCGCCGCGGCGGTCTCCAGCTCGGCCACGCGCTGCGTCAGCTGCTCGCTGGCGTCGATCGCGGCACGGCCCGCCTCCACGGCCGCCATGGCGTCCTCGCGCGTGGTGACTCCCAGGCGCTCGAAGACGGCGCCCTCGAAGTTGGCCAGGGCCGTGACTCGCACGGCGACCTGGGTGGGTGGGGTGTCGGCGCTCAGGCCGACCAGGGTGGGGTCCAACGTGATCTCCTCTCCCGCCCTCGCGGGCGGCTGGGTGCTGCTGGCCACGAGCGGCAGGGCGCCGAGCATGGCCGGGTTGGCGGTAAGCGCGACGTTGTGCAGTTCCACGATGCGGCCCTCGCCGTCAACGTCGAACGTCGGCGACAAGAAGCGGTACTCGCGGCGCCGCAAGTAACCCTCGGCGTCCGCCGTCCAGCGGATGTTCACCATCCACAGGCCGTCAGCTCGGAGCTCCAGCTCGAAGCTGCCGGCCGAACGCATCTCGAAATCCGTTCGCGGGCGGCCGTCGAACTGCGCGTGGTTGTAATCCAACGCCAGGTCGTGCCCGCGCCGCTCGTAGGCCGCCATGATGCTCGCCAAGGCGCTCTGGTCGACCGTGAAACTCGCCTCCGCCCCACCCGCCCAGCGGGCCCGCAGCGGCCCGAGCGGCAACAGGTGCCACTCGCTGGGCGGCTCGTTGGGGATGAGCGGCAGGCTGGCGCCCAACACAAGTCTCGTCATGGTGCTGCTCCTCTCGCACGCTCGTACTCGCGCACCACCTCAGGCGGGTAGCCAGTCAAGTCGGGCTCCCAATCATCCGGGCCGGGCAGGCTCCGGAAACCCGGCGCCGGTTGCAGCACGGGCGGTGCCGCGCTGACACCGCCACGACGCTCGGCGCCCTGCCGCGTGAGGCTCCTGACGCCCGATCGGCAGTTGTGGTGGTTCGGTGGGTACCGCGTCTTCCAGAAGTCGTGATCGGCCGGCAAGATGGTGCCGTTCAGGCCGCGGCAGAGTTCAGACGTGCGGTTGTCCAACAGCGCGTCGTACATCCAGAAGGGCCTGCCGCGCAGCACGTCCGGATCCGTCATCTGCGCGTACCGCCCCGCCGAGTAGGCGCTCTGGACGTTGTTGCGGTAGATGGTCTCGAGGCGGTGCGCCGGGTTGGTGACGCTGCCGCCCCAGGCGGCCACCAGCTTCTCGCCGACCTCCTTCTCGAACGCCTCGTAAGGCAGGCCCTGCGCGATCGCCCGCTCCACGGCCCGCCACACGTCCATGACCAGCGACAAGCGGGTGGCGCCCGCCACCCGAAACGAGCGCCGCCGCGCCTCGGCACTCAGGCGCCGCCAGCGGCCAGGCGTGATGGGCACGCGCGCACGAAACCAAGCGATCGCCTCGAGCGCGCTCACCATCGGATCCGGCCACGCCATCAGCTGCTCTCACTGTCGCCCAGCACCGCCAGGCGCCCCGCCAGACCCGCCAGCACCAAGCTCGACTCGGTCAGGTCCGCCAGGTCATCCACGCCCAAGTCGCCGTAGGCGGCCAGCAGCCGAGCCCGCAACTCCTCATAACCGCGGCTGCTCGACACGATGGCCAGCACGTCCGCCAGGGCCGGCGCCAACGCCTCGCTCGCCTGCGCCCGCGCAACGTCCGCCACGCGGTCGGCGTACAACTGGCCACGCGCGAAGCCACGCGCCGAATCCAGGTCGTCACCGCTCGCCAGGCGGTAGCGGCCCGAGGAGAGCTCACGGTCCGAGAAACGCGGCGCCCCCAACGGCGCCCCCTCGATGATCGGGATGTTCAGCCGCTGCGCCAACTGCAACCAGTCGATCGGCAGGCCCGTCTGCAACTGCGCCGTGGAGAGCGTCAGCAGCGCCTGCGCCCGATCCGCGAGGGCGCTCGACACCGCCGCCTCGTCCGTCGGCGGCGCCGCGTCCCAATCCGGCCAAGGCGCCAAGGCGCGATCGCCCAAGTTGAACTCAGCCCACCACACCACCACCTCGTCATGCGTGACCGTCGCCAACAGCTCCGCGTCACTCTGCACCAGGTCATAGCGCACGCGCTCGTGCACCTCGGCCGCCGCCAGGCTGCCACCCTGCACATCGGTGGTGAGGTTCTGACCCAGGATGCTCACCGCGATGGCCTTGTCCGCCCAAGCGATGAGCTTCTCGAACACCTCCCCACTACCGGTCGTGGCCTCCAACAGCTCGACGCTCCAACCGTCAGGCAGCACGATGGCCGCGTCGGAAGCCAACCGCGCCAGGTCGTCGCGGAACCGGCTGCGCTCCTCGAGGCTGGCGCCCTGCGGCGCCTTGCCGACGTGAGCGCCGCTACCGTGCACCTCGCTGTAGCGGTTCCAATCGCCGACCGCGTAGACCTTAGACAGCCACGGGATCGCCACGGCGCGAAGCAAGGCGCGCGTGCCCGCCCGCCGCTCACCGAACGGCGCCAGCAACGCCCACTTGCCATCACCCGGCGTGATGGTCAGCCACTTCTCGCCCTCTTGCCTGACGGCCCACGCGCCCGTCTTCTCGTCGCGCCGCAGGTTGCTGGGGTGCCAGATGCGCAGGCGCGGCAGCGACCGCTGCCCCTCCGTCGACCACACCAGCTCGGCCGCGCACGCCCCCAACAGCAGCGCGTACGCCAACCACTCACTCAGCGTCGCCTCGTCGGCGATATCCCACCAGTCGCGCTCCAGGTCCTCCGCGGCCCGCGCCGCGCGCGGAGAATCACCCTCGGCCTCGAACGCGAGCGGCAGCGACAGCACGCCGTTGATGCGCGTGCCGATGACCGCCTGCACCCGATCGTCCGCCAACACGGCGTCCGCCAGGGCCCCGGCGCGGCTGAAGTCACCGCGCTGCAACTGCAGCAGCACGGCCCGCACGCTCGCCGGGGACCAGGTGGCCACCGCCCGCGCAGACGCCTCACTGAAGATCTGGGTGTCAGGTCGAGCCACGAAAGCCTCCGGTGCCACATCTGGTAGGTGATAGTGCACGATGGTACAGGGCTAGTACACGCCCGCGAGGGCCGGGGGTGAGGTAAGTGGGCGGGGCGGGGCGGCGAGGGGCCTTAACGGCGATTCTGCGCGGTCGAGAAGCGACGCGGAACCGCCATCGATTCGTAAGGCGAATAGACACCCGAAGACTGCGCATGCACCGCCAACGCCAAGGCCCAGAAGCGGTCCGCGTGACTGCCGGCATCACGCTCCGCGTCGAAGCGGATGTTGTTCGAGCTGGTGACGATGCGTCGCACACTATGCAGGTCCTCGCGCACCGCCCCGTCGATCGGCACGCGCACGGCGCGGTCCTCGAAGGCCCGCCGCAACGTGGTGGCCATGTCCGCCTTCGCGGCCGGCGTGAAGGTCACGCTCTCCACCTGCCGGTAACGCTGCTGCGCCTCCTCCGCCAACTGCATGCCAAGACCCGTGGCGTCGATGCAGGCCCGCCGCACGTGCGGCAACAACCCGTACAGCACCTCGCGCTGCGCCGCGAACGGCGTCCGCAGCAACTCGATCACGCGCCGCGTCCACAGCACGTCCCCGACCCGCTGCAGCAACCAGATGACCGACAAGTCACGCTGCCGACCGATATCCAGACCCAAGTAAAGGTCGCCGGCCGTCAGGTCGATCTCCTCCACCGTGAGATCGAGCGTCGCCGCAGGATCCTCGCACGTCGCCAGCAGCTCGTAGCTGAGGTAAGCCGTGGACTCCTCGAGGAACTCCAGGAGGTACTCCTGCTGCCACGCCAGGGAGTCGTTCAGGCCGGTCCGGAGCTCTTCCGGATCGACAGGCAGGCCGTCAGCTACCGCGTCGTAGATGTCGGTGCGATGCCGCGACCAAACGCCCCGATCGCCGAGGCGTACGGCGGCCTCCCACAGGCGGTAATAGACGTTGCTCTTCCCCTGCGGGGTGCTAGCCACGCGCAGCTTGAGGTCCCGGCTACGCGTGATGCTGGGGAACAAAGCCGCCCAGATGGCCGCCGAGTCGATGTGAAAAGCGAACTCATCCAGCGCCACGTTGGCGGTGTAACCCCTGGCGGTGCTCGGGTTGGCCGGCAGGAAGATCAAGCGACTGCCGTTCGGCAACCGCAGCAGGAGCTGGCGGTAACGGGTTCCATCCTTGTCGAGGAAGTCATCATCGAGTTCTGCGGCGGCGATCTTGATGGCCTCGAGGTGAAGCCGCGCCTTCTCCGCCAGCTCGAGCGACTGCCGCTCACCCGCCGAGAGGAACACCCAAGTGGTGCGGCGTTCCACCGCGTCCAGCACCGCCTCGAGCGTCAGCGCGAAGCTCTTACCGACCTGACGGCTGGCCAGCCAGATCTTGAAGCGCGAGTGGTCGTCCACCCAGCGGCGTTGGTACGGCAGCAGGATGGACACGTGCTCTCCTCAGCGGCGCGACTCGTAGGTGGCCAGGCGCATCACGGCGCCGGTCTCCGGGTGACAGATCCACTCGACGTCCGGGCTCGAAGCGAACGTGAACCGCTGCCCGCGCTTGGGTTGATAGAGGCGCACGAAGCGCCGCTTTCCCTCCCGGTCCTTCTTCACGAACTCCGACTGGTAACGCGCTTCCTCCCGGCGATCGGACGGGCTGGATTCCACAGCGGGTCCCCCTTCGAGGGTCAAGAGACGAGGCCGTAGACCTCGGTGCGGATGCGCTCGAGCACCTCGGGCGACAACCCGGCGGCGGTCAGCTTGTCGTCGATCTGCTTGGCGACCTCGGGTGACAGCGCGGCCTCGGCCTTCTCGAGCTTCAGGCCGACCTCGGCGGCCCGCAGGGCGATGCGCAGCAGCGCGTCGGGGCGCATCTCGCCGACGTCCATGTCGTCGAGCAGCCGCAGCGTCTTGGTGGCGATGACGTTCGCGACGGCACTGTGCAGCGTCAAGCGCCGGCCGGTGGCGGTGGCGATGGCGTCCATGTGCCGCTGCGTTTCGAGGGCCATCTGCAGCGACGGCTGCAGGTGGTTGTGACGGTGCCGGCTGAGGCTCGAGGAGGTGAGGGTCACGCCCTGCTCGGCGGCCCACGCGATGATGCCCTCGTAGGTGAGCAGCTCGTCGTTGGGACCGCGGGTCTCGCCCAGGAGCATGGCATCGATGGCGTCTCGCACCGGGCTGGTGCAGACTTTGCAGCGGCGTTCGGTAAGCAGGAACGGCGTGCGGTCGATGATCGGATCCACGACGTCTCCCCTCACCCTGTCAGTAGTTGGGAGGCGGCCAGCAGGCACGCCGCCAGGCCGAGCAGGAACGTGCCGCTCGCGAGCAGCAGCACCCACACGGGGGTGGCCTGCGGTCGGGCTAGCGTCTGCGACACGAGTTCGCGGAGGTGCGCGATGTCCTGCCGGATCTCACCGAAGCCGTGGGCGGTGGCGACTTCGAGGCTGCCGACCTTGTCCTCGAGTCGTTCGATGCGCACCTCTTGCACGCTCAGTGCTCGCGGCGAAGCGTGAAGGTGATGCCCGGGTCCACGACCGCGCCCTCCACCAGGTCGATCCCGAATGCTTGCAGGCGCACGGTGACGAACTCGCCGGAGCCGTCGTGGCGCCACGTGACCTTGAGGGCGCCTTTCTCCTCGAGGACGCGGAGGGCGCCGCGCAGGTCCTCGCTGGAGGGGAGTTCCCCGGAGTGCTCGAGGGTGCCGACCAGCACCCCGCGACTGACGGTGTACGGGTCGTCGGGGTTGCCGGCTTCGCTCATGGCAGCCAGGTAGGCGATGCTCAGGATGCGGCCGCGCAGCTGCCGGAGGCGGGCAGGGTCAAGGCGTCGAAACACGATCGTGCCTCCTCAAGGCAACTGGCCGAACAGCAGTATGGTGCCGCGCAGGCTGATGAACCACTCGCCGGCGCGGAAGTCGCGGCCGGCGTACAGGCCGAGGCGGGACTCGAGCGATTGCCCCAACAACTCGGTGCTACGGAAAATGTAGTAGGTGCCTAGGAACGCTTCGGTTGAGCTGCGAAGGCGGCCTTCGAGGCCGACCTGGCCGCGCTCCACGAACGCTCGCGCGTCGATGACGTCGCGGTGCGCCTGCGCGTAGGCGAGCGGGTTGGTGGCGAACTCGATGACCGTCTGGTCGATGGGGAGCTCGATGTCGAGGCGCACGCCCCAGCTGGTCTGGGCGTACGCCGCGGCCACCAGCAGGGGCGTGAGCAAGACCAGCAGCAGGCGGCACCAGCGGCCGCCGCGAGTCACAACAACCGCGCCTTGGCCGCCTCGGCTGAGGCGGCGTCCTCGACGCGCTGCACGGCGCCGGCCAGCGCCTGCCGGTCGGCCTTGGCGCTCGCGTTGGAGCCCAAGAACGCCAGCACGGCGGTGCCGATCGCGGCCACCGCGCCCGTGATGCCGCCGGCGCCGGCGAAGATGCCGAGCGACAACCAGCCGCCGACGCCGCCGATCAATGCCGCGATGACGGCTGACAACGCCACGGTCGTGGTGCCTTGCGTCTTGAACCAGTCCTTGCCCAACGCCGTGGCCAGTTTGGTGACGAACCCGGCGATCACCGCCGTGATGGTGAACACCGCCTCCAGGCTGGTGAACCACGTGTTCGGCTGCAGCAGTTCGGGGTTGGTCGCCTGCGCGAACGCCCGACCCGAGAACACCAACCACAGCAGCGCCAGGATGGCCACGGCGATGATGACGATGACCGCCTTGCCCAGCCACCCGGAGTTCCAGACCTTGCCTATGAGCTCGACCATCTCTATCTCCTCCTGGGGTATCGCCCCGGTCGCCGCGCTCGTCGCGGCCAACGGCTGCACGGCCGCGTGCAGCGGCCCGAGCCTTTTCACGTAAACCTTGTCCGTGCCGTAGATGCGGCTGCCGTCGCCGATCTGCTCGTTGCTCGAGGGGTCGAAGAGCCGCACCGTGATCACGTCACCCACCGCCGGCCCGAACGGCTCGGCCGGCGCCAGCAAAGCCCGCACCGTGCCGATGAAACCCGCGAACGGGAAGCCCGGCCCGGGGCAGCGCGGCTTGCGCGGGTTGATGCTCGAGTGCGGCACGATCGTCTCGATGCTCGGCGTGATGCCGTGCCGCCGACAGATGTCCGCCACCAGCCGGGCGGACGCCTCCAACTGGATGCGGCCCGGCACCCAATCGCCACCCTCAGGGTGACGGCCCTCGTGCTCGATGCCGATGCTCTCACGGTTCGCGGCGGCGTCACCGGCATGCCAAGCGGTGTCGGCCTCACCGACGTGCTGCACCACTTGCCCAGCGACGCCCACGGTGTAATGCGCGCTCACGCGAGCCGCAGGATTCGCGAACCAAGCCGCCGTGCCTTCCAGCGTGCCGTCGGCCAGGTGGATCACCACGCGCTTCACGCGACGCCCAGCACGGCCGACATCGAAGTTCTCAGGATGGGCGGGTCTCGACTCGACGTTCACAGCAACCCCCCGAGCTCCACGCCCAACAACGCCGCCACGATCGCGGCCAACACCACCGCCAACATCAACAACAGCGGCAGGACCTTCCACCAGTCGACGCTCGCCGGCGCCTTGGAGGGCGCCTTGAGCTTGCCGGTCAACTCCATCGTCAGCAGCAGCTCGCGCAGCACCGCGATGTCGCGATCTTGCGGGCGAGCGCCCGTCAACTTCTCCAACTGATCAAGGACTCGCCGGTTGAACTCCCGCTGGAGGTCAGACATGATGTGCCTCCACCGCAGAAGTGCGGCCCGCCGACGGAGCGCTGCCGGCGGGCCGAGACCCGAACCCGAGGAGGGAACGACAACAGCAGGAGCGCCCGAAGACACTCCTGCTGCTTAGCGATACTTTAAGCGGGAAATCGCCAGTCTGTCAACCCAAGCTCCCGCGCGCGTTCTCGATCGCTGCCGAAAAACGCGCTGGTCCACTCCCGGGCACACGCCGGGCAGATTGTGCCACCAGGCTACACGAAAGCGCCCCGGGAGGTGCCCGGGGCGCCACTTGCGGTCTTCTTGGCTGCTACCGCTTGCGGTTCGACTGCGAAACGAGTGATGCCGCCAGCTGCCGCGTGACTGCCGCCGAGCGATCGTTGCCGAGCGCCTGGCCGGCCACCCGCTCGAGCTCTGCGCCGGTCTCCCGCCCCGGAACGGCCTGCGACAGTACGCCGGCGGCAAGCTTACGCTGGAGCTTCGAGGCCGCGGAATCAGCGAGCGTGGCGCCCGCCAACGAGGCCGTCGTCGAGGTCGTCGTCTTCTTGTTCGTAGTCATAGTGTGGTCCCTCCACAACAGAATCGGTGGCCAGCCGAAGCTGGCCACCTGAGTTGGAACTAGCCGGCGCTGTACGCCTCGCCTAGCGGTGGCAAGATGATGCGCCGATGTTCGATGCGGACCCGCGCTGGCGGAACCCGCTTCGCGGCTTCGCGGCTGAGGTAGCGACCTGTGCCGTGATCACGAAGCTGCTCGTAGACCACAACACGCTCGCCGCTCGCTAGAGTCGTGACCCGTACAAGGCGGCCACGCTTTCGAGAAGTAGCCGTGATGGCTCTCCTTTCTCACCGAGACTGCGTGCCGCGCGGCCGCGAGAGGCGCTTTCCCCAGGATGTGGGTGGTGAGAACCTTAGCTATGCCTTGATGTGATATCCTCCCTGTGGGCGGCTAGCACCGATCCACAGCGATTCAAGTGGCAGAAAAGGTAGGATTCCCGCATTGCGCGGCTTGGACGAGGCTCCGGTTGAATAGCCTCGTCCTCGTATTTTTGTAACGCTTCCGGCTCACCATGCCGGCTAATCCTCCGATCTGCGGAGCAGATTACCACATCATCGCGGCGTGTGCTTGAAGTTCCTCCAACGTGGCCTGCTGACACGGCTAATTCGGCATCCTCGGAGCTGTACACAACACTCCACGGCTTGAAGTTTCTTCACTTCACGTGTTATGTTAGCCCCGTGAAAGACCGTGAAGGACTGAAGAGACTGAAGCAAGCCATCGACGAGTGGGTATCGCACCGCTTCGCGGAGTTGCGTCTGTCGTACGAAGTGGGCGGGAGGATCATGACGCAAGCGGAGTTCGGTGAACTGACGGGCGTCGCGCGGACCACCATCGTAAGCATCGAGAACGGCAAGCAAGGCGCCACGCTGACCACGCTCTACCAGGTAGCCGCCAGCCTGAATCTTAGCCTCGCCCAACTACTACCGCCAGTGGAGGAGATCATGCAACCAGCGACCCCCAACGCGACGGAAGAAGAACGATTGGCGAAGGAACTCGGCGAATGGAGCGAGCTCCTCGAGCTCGAGGCCCAGCCCCTGACCACCACGTCGACGCGATGACACCGGCACCCTACATCCCGGAGCGTCGGCCAGTACGCTCCAAACGCGCAGCTCAGCAGGCGGCCGAGAGCCTCGTCGCGCGCCTAGGATGCACCGCGCCCGTACCCGTAGAGCAAATGGCTGCCGCGCTCGGGGTAAAGGTCATTGCCGCGCCCGACAACCCTTCATTATCGGGAGCCTTCGTCATCAGTGATGGCCGCGCCTACATCCTCTACAACGAGGCCCACGCGCGGGTGAGGCAACGCTTCAGCATCGCCCACGAGCTCGGGCATTACATACTGCACAGCCGGACAGACGAGGAGGCGCTCCTGTTTCGCGACGATCACTCCTCGCTGGGAACCGATTTCAAGGAGATCCAAGCCAACGCCTTCGCCTCAGCCTTGCTCATGCCGGAAGCCATCGTCCGCCACCACGTGCCAAAACCGATTCCCGCCGCCTACGAAGGCAAGATCGACGAGCTGGCCAAAGCCCCCTTCAACGTAAGCACTCAAGCCATGACCTACCGCTTGAAGCAGCTAGGGCTCTACACCCCCTCCTACAACTGATCACTGGCTCCAGCGCCAACAATCACATCGGATGGCAGCGGAAGCATTCGCTCATGTGTGCCACTTCTTCCCTCCTAACCATCAGTGGGCCTGCTAAGCTACTAGCACCCTAGTGATCGCACGGCGCTTAACTGATTACGGCAGCGCTGACGATCTCGGGCGAGGGAGGCGACCATATGCATCCGCTAGCGACCCGACCTGGAACCCCCAACAACGGGCCGATGACTGACGACCAGATCATGACAGAAATCCAGCGGGCCTTACACGACCTCAGGCCGCTACTCGAGTTCCAATCGCGACCCAAGCCGGTTGAGCACGAGATGACCACGATCACGCGCCTGACGCTTGGCGGTGCGCAGTTGCCCAACCAACTGACGCTCCGACCCCGAGAAGATTAGGCTCTATGCCGTCCTGGCCGCAGCTGATCAACGAGCTCAACGCTATCGAAGATCACGGGCAACGAGACGCTAGGCTGCTCGAGCTGCTTTACAGCAACCTTGAGAACGTCGGGCGACTCAGGGGAAACCGCAACGTCATCTTCTACGCATCCAGCTTCCTGCAGAAACCGCAAGCCCACCCACACAGTCTCATGCTGACGCAAGAGGACCTGCACGGGTTCATGGCCGTCATGCACGGCATGGACTTCGAGCTCGGCTTGACCTTAATCCTTCACACGCCCGGTGGCGTCACCATCGCCACCGAGACAATCGTCGATTACCTCCGCTCCAAGTTCGCCAGCATCGAAGTCATCGTACCCACCTACGCGATGTCTGCTGGAACCATGATCGCCTTGGCCACCGATCTGATCATCCTCGGACGCCAAAGCCAGCTCGGACCCATAGACCCTCAATTGGTCCTCAACGGCCGCGAACAGGTCTCCGCCCAGGCCGTTCTCGACCAGTTCAAGCAAGCGAAGGACCAGATATCCACCGACCTGCGTCTAGCGCATCTATGGGCGCCGATCCTGCAAACCCTCGGACCCTCCCGACTCCAGGAAGCTCACTATGCCGTTGCCTACGGTCAGAAAGTCGTTGCAGCGTGGCTCAACAGTTACATGTTCCGCGGCGTCCCCGATGGCACCGAGAAAGCCCAGGCGGTCGCAAGCCACTTCAGCGACGCAGCCGTGCACCTCAACCACGGCAGGCGAATCGGCCGCGAGGAGGTAAGGAGCGTCGGCCTTAACGTATTCGACCTAGAGGACGACCAGGACCTCCAGGAAGCCGCCTTGACGGCCTACCACGCAGCAACCATCGCGTTCGAGCGGGGTCCGGTCACAAAGGCGGTCTTCGCGCCGGGCGGGAAGGCATGGATGAAGGCCGTCCAGGAAGGAAACCCCCCGCAAGCAGCCGACGGCCAAGCCTGACGACCCAAGCAAAGAACAGGGCCGGAACCAGCAAGCGTTCCGGCCCTCAACCATGTAGCCCTTGGCGGCCTACCAGACGTCGTTCCCGTCCGCGCCCGACCCCCTGGCCACCACGGCTCGCCAGCTCCTGACGCGGTTACGGGCCGTGTCGTACGTCACCACCGCCCGGTCGACGCGGTACCTGGCCTTGCGGGCAGCCGACTTGGCCACCTCCACCGCCGCGCGCAGCTCCGTCGTCTGGCTAGCCAACGCCGCCTCCCTCTCGGCGGAGTTCTTACCCTCGACGCCCGCCAGCGTGAGCTCCTGCACGCGGTCGGCCAGGGCGGCCACCGCCACGTCCTCGGCCTCTTGCGCCTCGAGCAGCTCGCGCTGCATGCGCTGCAGGCGCTGCGCCACCAGCTCCAGGCGCGACTGCGCCCTGATCAGCTGCTCCGGATCCAGCAGGCGCGTCTCCACGTCCGCCGGGGTCTTATCCACCTTGGTTATGCTCACCGGTCATCCTCCTTGGCCGTCGCGGCCGACAACAACTTCAGTGCGGCGCGGGCGAGTTCCTCCGTCGCGCCGTGATTGCGGCGCACCGTGGCGCCCTCCAGGCGGAAGATGCTGGAGTGACGCTCGCGGTGCAGCCAGTCCTCCAGCGCGAAGCTCTCGTCGGGCTTCAGGGCCCGCCAGGCCACGCGCAGGCTGCCGCGCCACACGCGCAACTGGTGATCCTCCACACCCAGGCGGGCGACGGCCGGCACCACCACGTCCAAGTACGCCGCCCGCAGGCTCGCCAGGCTGCCGGCGCCAGCCACCACCGTGCCGCCACCTGGCGTGCTGCCGCTGCGCGTGATCACCGCCCAGTGCGCCCGCCCCTGCATCACGCGCCACAAGTCCCGCGTCACGTGCTCCGCCCGCCAACGCTGCAACTGCAGCGCCGTGCGCGTCGTGCGATCGACCAGCAGCGGGTCGACGCCGTTCACGCGTACCGCCGCCGCGGCCGCAACCGCTCGAAGGCGTTCATGATCAACTGCCACTCGGGAGGCTTCAGGTCGTCCCACACGCTGCGGCGCAACTCGAAGGCCGCGGCGTGCTGCGGGAACTCCGCAGCGAACAGCCGCGCGAACAAGGCGCTGGCGTTGTTGTTGATGGCCACCACGTCGCCCTCAGCGCGAAGCTGCGAATTCCAACGCACCACGTGCAGCACCTGGTCGGCCGACAGCTTCGTGGTGGGCCGCGAGCGCAGCATCTCGAGAGTGAGGCGCCGGAACTCACGGTAGACATCCGCGCCGTGCACCACGTACCAGGCGCCCCACCTGGCCGGGTTGTCCGCGAAGTTCGGCGCCGTCACCCGACCCATGCGCCCCAGGATCTGATTCACGCCACACCCTCCTTCGCCGCGAGCAACGCCGCGGCCGCGTACCAAGCCGCAGCGTCATCGACCGTCTCCGGCATGCGGCTCAAGTGATCAGCCGTACCGCGCACGCTCGCCGCCGTCGGCCACTCCTCACCCGTCAGCTCCGCCGACGCCTCCAGGTCCCGCACGATGCGCCGCGCCTGCTGCTCCAACGACCGCGGCTGCCTGCGGCGGCTCACGACCGCACCTTCCTGAGGTGCCACGTGTTCGGCTCGACCTCGCAGGCGTACACCTCGAGCGCCGCGCCGCGCTTACGCTCGGCCCGCTCCAGCGCCTGCCTCGCCTCCGGCAAGCTGTGGTAGCGGGCCTTAGCGCGCCCGAGGCGCGAGAAGCAGCAGTTGTTCGGCTTCCTCACCGCCGCCGCCACCTCTCCAAGATCACCGCGAGCACTCCGGTGCTCACGATCGCCACCAGCGCCTCCGGCCACGACATCACCGGCCCCCTTCCGGGTGCGGCCTGAACGGCCGCGACCTCACCGCCGCCCGGTGCGCCGCCGACGCGTTACAAGCCGGGCAACCGAACCAACCGCGCTGCTGGTGATGCGCCTCGCAGATCGAGGCGTCGAACGTGCGCCCAGCCACCGTCGCCGACCCCACGATCGGCGCCGGCGGACCCACGACCAGCGCAGGCTTCAAGAACCCCGGGTCGGGCAGCGGCCGCGCCTCACGCGAAGCCACCGCCGGCCGGGGCGGCCTGGCCCGCGGGCGCGTCACCCGCGGCCGCGGCTCCCCACGATGCGCGTGCTGCCACGCCGTCGAGCAGCCGCGCGAGCAGAAACGCCGCAACGCGAACTCCCGCGGCGTCTCGTACCCCGCGCCCGACCGCACCCAACGAGCGAACTCCCGCCGGCACTGCGGGCAGACCTTCACCTCGACCGGCGCCGCGGCATTCGCCGCCGCCCGCTTCGCCGCCAGCGTCGCCGAACGCACCACCCCAGCGCACACCTGGTTACACGACCGCCGAGCAGCGAACGACCGCGGCGTCTCGTAAGGCTTCCGCACCAACAGCGACCCGCAGGCCGCGCAGAAACGCGAACCGCGCTGCAACTCCGCCGACAAGTCCACCGCCTCACGCACCAACCGCGCCAGGCGCTCCGCGAGCTCCGCCGAGGCGTCCCCGATGGCGCCGCCCTCAAGCCGATCAGCCAACGCCCGTAACACCCCAGCCGACGCCGACCGGCGAGCCTCAGACCCCCGCAGCCGACTCACGAACCCACCACCGGCTGCAAGTCCGCCACCAGCACCCACTCCCCCACCTCGCCATCCACCAACACCCGCGCGAAACGGCCCTCCAACGCCGCCACGCTCACCACCCGCGGCCGGCCAGCCGCCCCAACGTGCACGCACGCCTCACCAACCACCGGCGCCCACTCCTCGAGGACCACGCGCGACACACCACCACGAGCCGGCTCACCCGGCACCGCCTGAAACGTCTTCTGACGCACCAGCCGCTGCGCCCACGAGTTCCCCACGTTCCGCCGCCCAAACTCCTGCAGCACCTCCAGAGCGTCCCTCACGACTCCACCTCCAAACCGACCAGCTCCCGCAACCGCAGCCACGTAGCCGCCACCATCCCCGCCACCGCCGCCTCCTGACTCGGCGTCAAGACCTCCAACTCCGACAGCTCCACCGCCGCAATGTGCGCCGTGATCGCCCGCTCCAACTCCTGGATGCGGCCCGACGACTCGACCACCCCAGGCGTCCCAGTCACCGCAGTCACCGCGTAAACGATCTCGGTCAGGCCGCCCAGCAGCGCCTCCTCCCGCTCACGACGCGCCGCCCTACGCTGCTCCAGGCGATCCTCCACCGACTCGCCCAACCACGTCGCCCAACTCGAACCGCTCACGCCTCCACCCCCCGCAGGCGCCGCGACGACGCCGCGTCCGCCAGCACCTTGTCGCTCAACAACTGCTCGATGATCGACGCGTACTCGCGCTCAAGCGCCGCCTTCAACGCCTTGCGCTCGTGATCCAGCACACTCAAGTCCGCCTCAACCCGCTCAATCGTCGTGGTCAGCTGATCCACGCGCTCCACCAGCTCGCACCACTGGTCATCCGCATGCAACGCCGCGTCCATCAACACATCCCGCTCCTTCTGGTTCGCCGCGGCCCGGTACCGCTCATCGAGATCGATGACCTCGTTCAGCACCAGCACCCGCTGCCGCGCGACCTTCGCCTCCGTAGTGCGGCGCTCCGCGCGCAACGCCACCCGCTGCCGCTCCAACGGCCCGATCAACGACGGCAACTCCAAGATCCGCTGGACCCGCTCAAGAGTGTTCTTATCGACATTCACGACTTCGCTCCCCTCCGGGCCACAAGGACCCACAACGCCCACAACACCCACGCCGGCCACGTCACGACGATCAGACCCAGCACCAACGGAGCACCCGAATCACTCGGGATCTCCCGATGACGAGCCGCAGCAGCGAACACCGCCAACGCCACAAAGTTCCCGACCACCACGTAGGCCGCCGTGTACGCCAGCCAACCGAATACGGTCAC